AGTGGTGGAGTTATTGCTTCTCCCAACCTTTATGGGGATAGTGTTACTCAGTTAGCAGGAGACAAAGGTTCTCTCGCTGGTACATTATCACCTACTGGTGTTCCTACTGTAACTGCTGGTGGTCCTGGTACTACAGCAACAGCACAACGTAGCATTGAGTTGAGCGTATTCAAATGAGATATATCCTAGCAGGGTTGTTCCTGCTAGGGTCTTCTTGTCCTGCCCTAGCTGAAAGTGTTGTGCCTAATTTTACTAGAGGCACCATTAATGCAACCACAGAATCAACTACAAAGGTAATAGAAACCATTCGCCAAGTTGAATATACGACTGGCACATCATATACTGTGACTGGAACTAATATTAATATCCCAGGAACTCCTGCTCCTGGGGCAAATTATACCATCATTAATCAAGGTGCTCCGTTCCAGTTCTCAGAAACTTATCTCGGACCTGGAGTGGCAACAGAAACATGGATAGATCGTACAACAGAAACCCAATCAACCACTACATCAATCTCTGTCTTTACACAGTAGTCTCACTGGGAGGTGTAGCATATGCTCAGCAAGCTCCTTCTAATACTAACATTGCTGGCCCTTCTGCTAGTGCTACTGGAAACGTCACTAACCAGGCAGTTCAGGTATTGCAGGGTCCATACGCAGTTAATACCTACGGAGCGGGGATTAGTTGCCAGGGGGCGACGTTCTCAGTGTCACCCTTTGCTTTGAATAGTGGCAACAGAAGTGAAGACCCAGAAACATTCGCTTCGAGAAATGATAATTATGGTATTTCTGCTGGATTTAATATTCCTCTAGACGGAGGACTAATGGAGCTCTGTAAAGCGAGAGCAAAAGTTGAAATCGAAAGACAAAAAGCAGAAGCAGACAAAGCACGATTAGATTTTGAATTAGTTAGATTATTAAAGTGTGGAGAAGCATATAAAAATGGAGTTATGTTCCATCCAGATAGTCCATACTTTAAAATTTGTGCCGATGTTGTTGTCAAATACCCAAATGTGAAGGATGTTGTAAATGGATCCAATCGATAATCCTAATCTAGTACCTTTAATCGGAAATAATCCGATTATCACACCAAATTTAAACATCAATAGAATTACTGGTCCCTCTATTATTCCTGCCATAGAGAGACCAGTAGTTCGTAGTATAGAACAACCTATAATTCGTGGATTAAAAGTTCCTGTTATTGATGCCCCTAATACTAGGATACCTTATCCTATAATCAACGTACCAACACAGGAAGAATTTGATGCTGCTGTTCAAGCAGAACGTGATAAGCAAGCACAAGAAGATCCTACAAAGAATAGAGGATTACCAGACAGTACTCCCCCACCTCAACTGCCAGCAGTTGTTCAAACCCCCCCATCTCAAACACCCATTGCTGAGATACCAGCAGATAAACCATCAGTAACGATTGCTGGATTGAACATCGACCTCCCAGACCCCTCTCTCGTCGCCACGGCTGGCGCTGTTGCCGTTGTAACGACTGCTGCTACCATGGCATCTACAGCAGTGCTCAACGTGCTTAAGAACGCCGCTGAACCACTCATCAAAGAAGCAACAAAGAATAAGTTTAAAATTAAAATCAAACAAGTCAAACCTGTACTTCATTATGTTATGGCAGAAGCAGGGCACGTTGACATATTTGAATACTCAGCAGAAGGTACACGCTTGGTAGCACAGACCGATAACGTAGAGCAGTATATCCGTGACCAAGTTGAAATTAATTCTCTTTACGAAATTGATAATAAAATTATTATTGATGATGTAATGAAAGATAAGTTCACAAAAGAAGGGCAAGAGAGATTTAAAGGTCTCTATGCCCCACCTAAAAAGATTGCTAAGAAATTATCTGCTAGGTTGTCTTTCTAAGAGTTTGTAAATATTGTAATACATGCCATCTGATTCCCATTAATTCATCATAGCATTTTTGATTGTGGGCACATTGTCTTAGTTCATGATCTGGTTTATATACACTTTCTATAAACAAATCTAAACCTCTATTCCATTTATCATTATCTTCAGTCATGTTGTCTCCAATCCTCTGGTTTGTCTTGTCTAAACCAATCAACTATTTCATCAACAGTATCAAAACGACTGACGCCTTTCGCTTCGTGCCCAATACCACCTATATCAAGTTGATTTAAAAAATCATCCATATCACCATCTTTCATATCTGGGTTTTCTGCTTTTCTTCTTGCCTGTCTAAGAATAGTAGCGGCGGAACGATTTGCTTTGGATAGTTTTTCTGCCCAAATCATATCTGAAAGCTCTACCGATTCTCCCTTTACGATTTTATCACAAATAGCCTCCAGTCTGAGGCGATACTGGGTAGAGAGCATATTATGTATAGCATTAATACGTTTATTTATTGGGGGTAAGCATTGTTTAATCCCCATAAAATAAAAAGACCAATAGATGTAAACAAAAGTAAAGTTTTAGTGATGAGATTAATCATGATTTGTTTTTAAGATATTCAAAGTACAATTTTTTAATTTCTTTATCAACGGTAACTAGACTATCTAAGGGAGATTGATAATTTGATATGATTAAATGATCTATAAATTCATATACATTCGAATGAATAGATATACCTAACCTATTAATAGATGACATAAGAAATTGTCTCTTTTGCCATTTATCATTTTTTTCTTTCCAATCAAAAGGCATCATTGATCAAAGAAATTACTAACAATCCATGTAATTATAATGGTAGGAACCCAAGAAACAATATTGTATATTGATTCCCAAACAATATTGTCCTCTTTTTGCTTTTCTTTTTTTCTAGTGGGGGTGGTGGTTGTCATCTTTCATCTCCTCGTTTGCTAATCTTAGTATGTAATAAATTACATACAACGTAAACAATAAACCTGACCCAAGAATAGCTGCTACTCCCCATGGAAAAGATGCCATTACATACTCCCGTTTCTAAATCCTATTATGTATCCTATAATCAAACCACACATGAATGCTACAAACATGTAAAGCATATCAGATACGAAACTAATAAATTCCATCCATTCCGCTGTAGTCATCATCTTCGTAACTCGATGGTTCTTCAAAAAGTTCTTCCATTTTTAATTGAAGAACTCTTTCCTGTAATTCTTGTAAATCTTTTTCTGTTAGAACAATCATTTATCTTTTAGCATTTCTTCTATTCTTTTTCTCATATTAGTACTATCTTGTTTAAGATAATCTCTTAAAGAATATCCACGCTGCCCTCTAATAATACATGTTCCTTGATAGAACATAGTAGCAGCAAACACCAAAAGGAATACTATTCCTATTATTTCAGGGTAATGTTGAGCCATGGTAGTAAAGGAGGTATTACTCCAACGAGTCGAAGAAGACCTTCAGCAAAAAGTGACAGAACAACCCAGCCAACACACATTGAAATAATCGAAGCATTACGATTGTGTCTTCGTATGGCATCGTCAATCATCTCCTGACACTCTTTTTGAGTGACTAGACGTTCTTGGTTTAATTGATTCATTCTGTTTGCCACAAGGATGGCTCATTATAGTTTTATATAGGAAAAAATCAACTGTGGACTACAGTTTGTCAGGATTTCCTGGTCTTATTTCTTAACTTAAAGGCAGCGTCACCAAGAAAAGAACCCACTGCTAATACAAGAACCTTAGCATAAGCATCTCTACTTGTACTTTCTAATTCAACCAAACCTTCGGTACGAATTGCTACTGATTCAACAGCAGAAATCATAACGGCGCTCCAAACAATTATAAACAATCTAACAATATTAAAGTAAATCATTTCTTTCTTTTGGATTCCAGTAAAGCAAAATCTTTTTGCTTAGTACCACCATCGTATTCCCAAGCATATCCTTCAGCAACCATTTGATTGTTGATAGATGTGGTTTCGCCATTGATATACAGATGACCAATGATACGCCCATACTTCTCTGTGCTATCTGGTAGTTCTGTCTTGATTAGAATATCTTTGGCGAACATTAATCTTTCTTTGAGCCATGTTTTAACTTCGAGACCAAGTTTTTTCTCATA